TTATTTCGACACCTTCCAAAGAAATAAATATCATCATAGACTTAGTTTCAAAAACCAAGTAAACATAAGAAAAAACAAAAGGGAGTATGGCGGAACTGGTAGACGCGCCGGATTCAAAATATAATGCTCCCTGCAGGGACTAGTCCCTGACCTTTAAAAAACCGCGACATTCCTTAATATATAGCCTCATTCTGAGGCTTCTCGATAGCTCGGTACAAGTGTAGGCTTTTAGAGCCAAAACACGACACTTTTTCAATCACAATACGACACAAATACAAGGAATGTTTAATGCAGGAATTACAATTACAAGAATTACTAGACGTTGGAATAGGCGGCAAGTCTACTCCTGATAACAACGAAAAATATCTCAAAAAGCTGGAGCGCGAACTGGAGCTCGAAGAAAAAATGCACACCGCTGGCGTGCTCAGATTTAAAAAGGAAACTGAAAGAGCAAAGGGCAAGGAGCGTGAGCACACAACAGCTTATGGTCTCCAAATGCTTCAAGCCGCCATTGACCCAGTGGCCCAGGGCATCAAGGAATATGTCGAGAAATCCTTTTCAGGAACTCGAGGGCGAATTGATAAGGCTGCTCATTTACTTAAAGATGTGGACGCAAACGCTGCAGCTTATTTAGCTCTGAGAAGCGTGCTGGACAGCATAACCCTTCAACACACTCTGACTAAGGCCGCCACTAGAATTGCAGGCTGCATAGAAGACCAAAAAAGATTTACGGAATTTGAACTTAAATGCGAGCCTCTTTACGCGGTCATTAAAAAGAGCATTAAACATAAAACCAGTTACATTCATAAACACCTCATCATGACCAGGTATATGAACAAGGCTGAAGTTCATTGGAGCAAATGGAAGATTGAAGACAAGGTGCACCTGGGAACGACTCTGGTTAATATCATTGTCAAACAAACTGGATATATCCAAGTAGTTGAACATAGGAAGGGAAGGACGAACACGCCTAAGTTCATTGAAGCAACTCCAAAGACCATGAAGTGGATAGAGGATAAGAGCGCTAAAAGCAGCTTGCTTAATCCCCTATTCTATTCCACGATTATTTCTCCTCATAGATGGTTGCACCCTTTCAAGGGCGGTTATCACTCTCCCTTAATCAGACAAATGACTTTGATTAAAACTCGTAATCAAAATTTCCTGAGTGAGATTTCCAACAGAGTTGATGAAATGAAAACAGTTTATGATAGTACCAATGCTCTTCAAGATACGAGCTGGTCTATTAACAAGTCCGTCCTGCAAGTGATGGAAACTTTCTACAATCAGAATACTCCCATAGGAAAAATACCTCCGACTGAAAACGTTCCTCTTCCACCAAAACCGACTTCAATCACTGATAAGAAGAAATTTCAGGAATGGTTAAAGAAGAATAGAGAAAGCTGGGTTAAGTGGAAACACAAGGCTTCAAAGGTGCATGAGTTTAACGCAAGAATTGTCTCTAAAAGAATACAGTTTAAAAAGATTATTGAGCTTGCTAAACTTTTTGAATTAGAGCCTGAAATTTACTTTCCTCATCAACTGGATTTTCGAGGCAGGGCTTACCCGATTCCAATGTTCATGAATCCCCAGGGCGTTGAATACGCGAGAGCTTTGTTACAATTCTCTAAAGGTGAAAGAATGGGTAACAATCCTGAAAGCGGTAAGTGGCTGGCCATACATGGCGCAAATCAATATGGAGAGGATAAATGCTCGTTAGAAGAACGCGTGGAATGGGTCAAAAAGAATGAAGAGTTCATTCTTGAGTCCGCTAGAAATCCTTTAAATCATGATTTTTGGAAGTCAGCAGATAAACCTTTTTGTTTTCTTGGATTTTGTTTTGAATGGCTCGGATTTAAAGAAAACGGAGAAAGTCATTTAACCCATATTCCAGTATCAGTAGATGGCTCATGCAACGGACTACAAGTTTTTTCTTTATTATTGAAAGATGAAGTGGGTGGAGCTGCCACTAATTTAATTCCTTCCGATAAACCTCAAGATATTTATGGAATTGTGGCTGATAGATGTATTGCAGCTTTAAAAAAGGAAACCAGTAATGAGCTTTATAAACCTAAATGCAGATGGACTCGAAAAGAAATAGCTCAAGAATGGCTGAGGATAGGAGTTGATAGAAAACTTTGCAAGCGTCCGGTAATGGTCGTGCCTTACTCAGGAACTCTCTACAGCTGCAGGGGTTACATAGAGGATTATTTGAGAGAAGATTTAAAAGGTAATCATTCCTGGGGTGATGATGTTTTTTATCCTACAAATTTTCTTGCTCAAATCATGTGGCGACAAATAGACAGTACTGTTGTCAAAGCAAGAGAAGCCATGAACTGGTTGCAACAAGTAAGCAGATTAGCGGCACTGGAAGACCTTCCCGTTACATGGTCTACTCCTTCAGGCTTTGTCGTCTTACAACAATACAGAGAAGTTAGAAGCAGAAGAATAGAAACAAAACTTGGTGAAGGAATTGTCAAACTTTCAATCAGTGAAGATACAAACAGACTAAATCGCAGAAGGCAAAGGTCAGGTATTAGTCCTAATTTTGTTCACTCCCTCGATTCAGCCGCTATGGCACTAGTAACTTGTAAAATGAAATCCCAGGGTGTTCATCATTTTGCAATGATACACGACAGCTACGGAGTTCACGCCACGAATGTTGAAAAACTGTCTAAATGTTTGCGCCAGGTGTTTGTTGAAATGTTCAAGGAAGATTTGTTAGGAAAATTCAGAGACGAAATTTACGCAATGCTAAGTACGCGGAATCAAGCCAAAATGCCGCCTCTTCCAAAGAAGGGAAATTTAAATTTAGAGCAAGTACTTGAAAGTGACTACTTCTTTGCTTAAATAACATATACGGGACAAGTACCTATTATCCGACACCTTATAGATTAAGCAGAACAATTATTAAATAGGTGAATTATGACTAGTAAAAATATAGTTACACCTAAGGGTGTGCTGGTTTATCCGCACTTAAACAAAGCAGATACGAAGTTCGACAAGGACGGAGTATGGAGAGCTGGCCTTAGGTTAGTAAAAAAAGACGCTAAAGAACTCATTGAAACTATTACTAATGAGATTGAAGCAAACGCTGCAGCTGAAACTAAAAAACGAAATAAACAAGTTAAGGTTGCAAACCCACCATATAGCGAAGAAGAAGATGGTAACGTAGTTGTTAATTTTAAATTAAAAGCTGGCGGTACTCGCGATACTGGTGAAAGATGGTCTCAAAAGCCAGTGCTGTACGACAGCAAGGGTAATTTATTTGACCCTCAAGATAAAATAATTTGGGGTGGCACTGAAGCTAAGATAGCTTTTCAATACGCTCCTTACCATGTCGGCTCTGTTGGAGCTGGCGTTTCCCTCCGATTAAAAGCTGTGCAAATTCTCAATCTAGTTACTGGTGAAGGCAATGCTTCTTCTTTTGGATTTAAAGAAGAAGAAGGATTTGAAGCACCGGCAAAAGTTACTGAAAAAGTGAATGAAGAAGTACAAGCGGATAGCTCCGACTTCTAAATTTCGTTCAGGACTAGAGGAAAGAATAGCAAAACAACTGAAGGATTTGGGAGTTAAGTATTCGTACGAGACTCTCACAATCCTTTACACAAAACCTGAAGAGAGTGGACGTTACACGCCTGATTTTGTCTTACCTAATAGAATCATTATTGAAGGCAAGGGACAGTTTGTAACTTCAGATAGAAAAAAACACAAACTCATTAAGCAGGAGTTTGGGAAAAAATATGACATTCGATTTGTCTTCTCCAATCCTAATACAAAAATAGGAAAGAAATCAAAAACTACCTATGCGGATTGGTGCAAGCGATATGGTTTTAAATACGCAGCTCAAGAAATTCCACAATCATGGATTAATGAATAAGATAAAAATATTAGATTTGTTTTCAGGCATTGGTGGATTCAGTCTTGGATTTCACAACGCTTCTGAAAGATTTGAAACAACAGCTTTTGTTGAGTGCGACAAGTTTTGTCAAAAAGTTTTAAAGAAAAATTTTCCAGGGATACCAATTTATGAAGACGTAAAGGAATTTAAACCGAATGAAGAAAATATTAAACCACAAATCATCACAGCAGGCGTGCCTTGCCAGCCATTCAGCCAAGCTGGATTGCAGCGAGGAAAAGATGATGACAGAAACCTCTGGCCAGAAACTCTTAGAATTATCAAAGAGTCAAGACCCACTTGGTTTATTGGAGAGAACGTTCCTGGGATTGTTAAACTCTATCTCGATACCATTCTCAAAGACTTGGAAAGCGAAAACTACGCCACAAGGTGCTTTAATATTCCAGCTGTCAGTGTCGGCCTCCAACACCAAAGGAAAAGAATTTTCTTTGTGGCCTACTCCGAGAGCGAGTGGTCAGGAAAATCCAAAGAGCTTGATAAAGAGAAAAGGTTTGAGGAAAGCAATACAACACAATCTGACAGCAGCAGTACAGATGTACCCAACTCCAACGAAGGGCATGCACAAGCAAGACGTAAACGACAACGGGGAATACGCAAGGAGAGTGAAGGAGAGCGGATTTCAAGTGATGCTTCCAGCCTTCGTGAAACTTTATCCAACTCCAAGAAGGTCAGACTACAAGGATTGCGGAGACAAGGGAACAAAAAGTCAAATTTATATGAAGAACAAAAAATATCTTTGTGGGGTAGTAAAAGAAAACCAGAAGAAACCTGGTGGCAAACTCAATCCGAAATTTTGCGAGGTGTTGATGGGATTTCCCATGAATTGGACACAAATCACACCAACAGATTGAAAGCAATCGGAAATTCTTTGTGCCCTCAAATCATTTACCTAATCGGATTATCAATCATAGAAACTTATAAAAATAATTATGCCTAGAAGAGTAACGGATTTAATTTTCGTGCATTGCTCAGCAACGAAACCATCAATGGATATTGACGTAAAAGAAAT